CTGCAATTCCTATACTTGTAAATGTTTGAATGTCAAATAATCTCGTTTCATAAACTGTATTTGCAACACCCACAAGACTTGTTTGTTTAAAGTCATATACTCTTGCTTTACCAATAACTACATTACCCGTTGCTAGGCCTTCATTTTTTCCATTATTATTATTTGTATTAAGTCTTCTATCTAATAAGTTGATACTAGTAGAGAATCCTATTGAAGGAGCACCACTAATACTATTCACATTAACATAATTTCCTACTCTAATAGGAACAGCAACATTTTCCTTTAATTTTGTTGTTCTTGGTTTTACTATATCAACAGAAGAAGTTGAAATTTTATCTATCTCATATCCTCTTACATAAGCCTTTCCTGGACTTATTTGTAAACTGATAATATCATCAGATGGTGTATTTCCATTCTGAGTAGTTTGAAGTGATGAATATACACCTCTGTTTGATATTCTATCGTTTAATGATTCTCTAACATCAATATTAAATGGTTTGATGTAATAATCTCCAGATTCATCATATGTCCTTCTTGCTAATTCATCTTTGAAAATATTATAATCAGTTGTTTTTACCTGCTCTCGTACAATTCCATCTTCTATACGGAATAATTCAACAAAATCTAAATCATTACTATCATCTAAACTTTTCTTAGTTAATGATGTAGAAATCTTAAATCTATCAGCACCTGGTGCAGACTCATTAGAAAATCCTCTTGCATTGTCAAAAAGATCACTATTAGCATTAGATGGTGTAACTATTTCTTCATTAAGTAGTAACCCAACTCTATAACTTGGACTATTACTATATTGATCTAAAATTACTGTTGAAGATGGAACTCTGACAAAATATCCACGAATAAAGAATACACCCTCACTAACAGAAAATGCAGATCCTATTGCTGTTGCATTAGAAACTATACATCTAGCAAATTGATTATTAGCTTCGATACTCGCATTTGAGAAATTTATATCAGAAAGAGTAATTAAATTCTCTCCATTTAAAAATGTTCTTGTTTCTCCATCATCTCCAGACTTATTATATTTTACATATAGAGTATCAAATCCATCTACAGATTCTGTAGAAATAATTCTATTAACAACAGTTGCTCTTACACCAGAAGTTTCTCCCTGTATTTCTATTTTATTATCTGCTAAAAATTGAGTATAATTTCTTACTGGAATATTTACGAAGTTCGGATCAATTTTTACTGAAAAATAATCAGCATCATAAAATGTACTACCAGGAATAACTATAGATCCCTCTTTAAAGAAGTGTTGTCCAAATCTTTCAACTTGATTCTGAAGAATAGATTGTAGAGTAGTTAATTCTCTTGCCTGAACTGGAAAGCCTGGTTTAAACAGTACCTTATTATAATTTTTAGATTCGTTAAAATCATCAAAATATGGAGAAACGTTCAGATTGGTATTTTGTGTCATCTGTTTAGAATTCTACTACGATTTTTACTTCTTCTTTTTGTGATGAAGATCTTGTAATTTGTGCTCTGTTGTCAACGTAAATTATTTCACCAGAATATTTTTCAACATCTGGAGGAGCAACACCAGCAGTAAATGTTTGCCCTAAATTCACATTCTTGCCTCCAACAGTAACAGCTGCTGCATTGAAACTAGTATCAGGAGTTAAACTGAGAGTTCCCAAACTTGGATGCGTACCACCACTAATTGTTTGAGTAGTACTTGATACAAATGCCAATTTCTGATAAGAAGCAACAGGTAAAGTTGAAAATCCAACAGGTTGATAATATCTTAATACAGAAGTATTTTGATTCCAAGAAGCAACCAATCCAATTGCTGTATTACCAGTTGAAACTGTTTGAGTAATCTGTGCGTTGTTAGCAAAATTAGCAGCTGTAACTCCAGTACCAGTTAATTTTAATGCGTGGAGAGCAGTTGCAGTCGTACTATTTAGTAACTCGGTGCCACCGTACCTTGTAGGATTTCTTACAATTCCAACCCTAGAGAAATTATTATCTGTAATATAATCAGGTACATCATCTACATTATTTTCATATTTGGAGTATATCATAACTCGATATCCACCAAGTTCTTTATAAACATCTGCACCATGTCCACCTGGAGGAGGAATGATGACTTCAAATTCAGCATTACTACCATCAGTAACATCATCAACACTTCCTGGTGTTCCACCATTAACACCTTTCTCAAATCTTAATCTTGCCCAAGTATAACCAGTACCACCCTGTGTTACTTCAACTTCACTTATAGCACCACCAACTATCTTAACAGATGCCTTACCACCTGTTCCATCCCCTTCTATAGGTACATTACTAATTGTATTAGTACTATTATTATTAATTTCATATCCAGAACCATAATTTTTTATTATGATTGTCTGTATTTCTCCAGCAACAGCAGCATTCTTTACTGAAAGTGTTGAAGAATCACCCCATTTTTTAGGAAGAGGGAGATATTTTGATGTTGCAAATTTAACTACATCTGCAGGAGATATAGTATATAAGTACTTCCAAACATATCCATCAGTACCAGCTGCTCTTGGTGCATCATCTACGAATTTTGGTTCATATATTGATTTCTCTCCAGTAGAATTTGGATTTGCTCCATTATTGATACACAAATAAACTCTATACTCAGAGTTCATAACATAATAATTTGATCCGTATAATGTTGTAGAACTACTAACTGGTGTTAAATTATCACCACTATACGTATTCCTATACATGTCATAGGTAGTTCCAGATTGCCAATCTATTCTTGGAATTACTCTTGTTACATCATTTTCTTGAACTTTTTTCAAGAAAAGCATACTATCCCAATATAAACTTTCCTGTTGAAATGAATCTCTAGGATCTGGAATATCCGTATTCCAATTAGTCTTTCCATAATTCACTACATCCGTATACTCTGGATTTGGATGAGCCAAAAATGTATAGAAGTTATTATTGCCAGTCGATCCAACACCAACAAAACTTTTAACAAAAGTCTCGGCATTCAATATTCTAAACTGGTCTGTGATTATCGCTGGCATTGCTGTGTTTTTTTGATTATTTATACTGATATAATATATCTATCGAATATCCCCACTTTCTAGCATGACTTGTAGTGTTCTGGATGCTTCAACTGTATCTGTTGCAAGTCCAACTTGATTCACTTCAAATGACTTACCATTAGTTGGTCTAGTAGCAACATTTATTGTTCCCCAACTATATGTACCAAGATTTGGTACTACAAAAATGGTATTACCCACTCCAGTCTTCAATCCACCAGTAACAATTCCAGATAAGGAATTTACATTACATGTAACCATTATAGCACCAGTTATGGAAGGATAATTCTCCCAAGTATTAGCATAATAAACATTATCAATGAAACTATTACCAATGGATACTACATCATTCACACCTGTATTTAATGATGTAGTTCCACCTCCAACATTACCCACTACAGTATTTCTAACAACAAAGTAATCACCAGTAGTAATTCCAGACTTAGATCTTTGTTGAGAGTTTGGAGTAGCATCGTAAATTGATGCATCTGGTTTAATTATAAACTTGATGGAAGGTGTAGCAGTACCAACTCCACTAGTATGTGTTGTGATACCAAGAATATCTCCAAAATCACCAGCATATGTACAATTCTGAAGTACTTCAGATTGTGGTCTTGGTGAAGTATCAACATCATTTACAGTTCTTCCAACTTCAGTTGCATACTTAAGAGTTGAAGAATCTGCAAGTGAGTATGGTGATCTTCCTGTCCAAGATTCCGTTGCTGCTGTTGCTAATCCAGAAATTCTTACATCATTCAATACACTACCAACAGAAGCATCAATATGATGGAATGCGTAGGTATCTTCAACATATATTTTAGTATCTGATCCTGAGAAACTCTTTATAACTTTTGTAGCTGGATAAATTTGTGGTTCCAAATAATCTCTTTCTTTGGAGATGTATAGACTATCAATAATCTTATCCTCTCTTTGCTTTGTCCAAACAACTGGTCTACTAAAGTCAGAATTAGGAAGAATACCTTGCCCAAAATAAGTATTAGTATTGACAAGATCAGAAGCAGTTAATTCATGAATAGTTCTACGATCCTGTGAAGGAGGGAAATTTAGATTCCTATTTTCTACACGACCATGAGGATCAGTACCAAGAGTATTAATACCAGCTCTAATTTGAAGTAAATCACCAACTTTAACAGTTTCTTCTACATCAACCTCATTCACATCTTGATCAGATCCAGTATAGAGATAGAATTTAAATTTACTTCCCTTTGGAGGTGCTTCTTTAAATGTTATCTTAGTACCCTTATCGAAGGTATAATCTTCTCCTGGCATCTGTAAAACATCATTCAAGAATATGAGAAGATTATTTGCTAGAACTATTCCAGAACCTGCTTTCTTGTCAATACTATAGTACTCTTTAGATGCAGTTGTTCTAGTTATCAAGAAAGTCTTCTTAAATCCATTAAACAATGGACTGAAATCATCCATTTCTAAGAACTTACCAAAATTCCAAGAAGCAAATTTGTCTTTATATTCATTTTCAATTGTTATATTAAATGCACTTGTTCCAATTCCTGCTTGTACTGGTAATCCATACAATTCGAGATTCTCTCCAACTTCATAACCAATTCCACGATTATTAATAGCAAAGGATAAAACACTACCACCAGTACCAACTACAACATCCATTGTTGCATTTGATCCACTTCCACCTGTTAATGGGAGATTATTGTATGGTGCAGGTTCATCAACCGTAAGCATAGGCATATCTGAAGTTGTATAACCACTACCTGGATTAGTTACCGTTATACTTGTAACAATACCAGCACTAACATGAGCACTAAACGAAGCACCAGTTCCTGCTCCTTTTCCAACAAAAACTGTAATTGCATTAGTTGAATAGTTAATAATTGGAAGAACACCAGTGTTTAATTCACCATTTGATGTTGATGCAGGATCAGTAGGTCTTGGATATGACTTAGCACTAGCAAATGCATCTCTAGAACACTTAAATTTCAATGAATAATTATCAAGTGTAATTGTATTAGCATTTGTCAATCCATGATTAGGAATTATTAATGTCAAATTACCAGTTGCAGAATCATATTCAGCAAATGTTGGAGTCAATTGTGATCCACCAGTAACATTAACTGCATTATTTGTGGCACTTTCAAATTCATGCACATAATGGGCATACGTAACTCCAATGGAAACTCTTGGTGAAGAAATATATCCCTGACCAGCAGTATTAATTGCAACAGAAGCAATAGTTCCAGCAGCAGAAACAACAGGAGTTGCCAAAGCCCTAGTTGGTATTTGATAACCACTACCAATTCCTACTGAAAACTCATTAATAATTCCACCTCTTGGTAAATCTCCATTTGATGCAGATCCAGTGAAAGTAACTGTTAAACCAGTTCCAACTGTATAATCATTATCACTAGCATTTCCAAGATCAGCATACCAAGGTCTTTGGAAGATATTATTAACAAGTATCATTCCGAAGAAAGATCCAACACCTACAGGAAGATTTGTTCCATTACTTTTTAATGTAAATTGATTTGCACTTCCAGTAAAAGTATCAGATATATCATCAACAATGTAATTATCGGTATAATCTAATCTATAGAATATTCTTCCTCGGAAAGAAGAGCTTGTACTGTTTATTCCAGATTTTCCATATGGAGGAGTAGTGAAATGTATTGTACCCTTATCAATTCTATAATCACCAGATAGGGCAGTTATTCCTGCTCCAATGGTGTGTACACCTGCCTGAGTACCCAATACACCTCTAGTTACTTCCAACGTTGTTGTAGACCCAATACCAACGGTGTTTATTTTTATAATTTCATTATTAATCTGTGCAAATGATTTTCCTTCCAATTTAGTTGCATCAGCAACATAAACAAGATCAGTTGAAACTCCAACAGGAGCAGATAATGAAAGTGCTATAGGCCTTCTTGCTAATGGACTCTGCATTATATTATCAACTAAAATCATACTTCTTGTTGTTGCACCAGTTGGTGGAACACTGAATGTATGTCCATCTCCACCATATGCTGGTACAGAACCACTAGAAGTGACAAAAGTAACACCAATTCCATTAGTATCAACAGCATCTGCTTTTGATACTGCTACTCTGAAATTATCATTATCATCTCTTATCGCATATAATGTTGGTGGTAATTTATCAGTAGCACCAATACCAGCAACAGTTGTTGTTACAATTCCAATGGAATTGCCAGTAGTTTTTGGAGAATAGTGTATTACTTCACCACTATTAAAGTAATGATTTGGAATATTGAAAGAATGTTTTGTTATATCAGCAACATTTGTAGATGTTGATGGATTAAATGAATGGTGTAATAGACTATAATTAGTACCACTAATATTAGTATTGAGTGGGAAAGTACTTAATCCAACAATTTGACCACCAGTTATTGGAGTATTAACGGTAACACTAAAAGTATTTGCAGTTACATTTGAAACCTCTAATAATCCACTATTAAGTTTAGTGTTAGAAGTAGATGCTGGATCAGTTGGACGAGGATATGGATGTTCAGTTGTATAATTATCTTGTGAACATTTGAATGTAACACTATAATTATCAAAGAAGATCTTATCTCCATTAGAAAGATTGTGGTTATTTGTAGTAGTAACAGTCAATATTCCAACGGTTGGATTGTATATTGTTCCATTTGTTGCAGTCAGATTGCCAAGAGTACCACCTACACCAACTTTAATACCATCAACTGCAGCCCCAACAAATCTATGCTCCCCAGTAAATGTACTTGATTTTCCAGTAAATTCTGGACTTATATCATTAATTAAAAGTACTTTATTGGTAACAGATTCATTATAATCTGTAATCACTTTATTATTAAATTTAATAATTTTAGAGAATTTATTACTATTTGTCTCTTCAGTTACATAATCAAACCAAGGATATTCCCAAAGTGAAGATTCACTTGAAAGATCTATTCTTACTTCAAGTTCACCATCATCTTGTAAACCTGCTGAAACTGAAGAACTTATTCCCAAATTAGCAAAACTCTTAAATCCAGCAATATGTGTTAAACTGCTTACTGGATCTTTCCATTGATCATAAGGAACATCACCCTTAATTGCATAAGAAAATCTTTGATAGTAGTCATTATCGTGAACTCTTTGATTATCTAAATTCAATTTACCAGTATCATTTCTCCAATTATTAACAGATTCTACAACACTATCAACTTTTAAATCAAAATCAGAAACGAATAAAGAATTGACAGTTGATTTGCTATTACTAATTGTACCAGTAATAATATCATCTTTCTTAAATTTTCCTTGAATATTGTATAATTTAAGTACATCAGTAATTGGATTCCAACCACCAACACTAACATTACCAGTAGCACCACTAGAAGACTTTACTAATTCACCCTCAAAAAATTCTACTTTTTTGAATTCTGGTGCAAACTTAGCCAAATCTGCTTCCCGTATTATTCTACCAAAATTATTTGTATCATCATAAGTACCACCAGTATTTCCTATTCCTTGGATAGAGTAACTAACACTTTCTTGATCACTTACTATATCAACAGCAGTAACCTTAAACATCTTATAATCATATCCATCTGAATTATATCCACTAGCAGTTGAACTAGCTCCACCAACAATATCTACATTCTCAACATATACATTTTCACCAACTTGGAATGGGAATGTTGCAGTAGTAAATCCAGTATAATTGGCAGGTACCTTTATAAAAATCTTATTTTCTTGTTGTTGCCTCTGAATATTAAATTCAGAAGTAGCATTAACTATACCAACTCCATTGGTATTATTTGTAGAAATAATTTCTAAAGTATCATTCAAGTTACTATCATTTGCCAAAATATCAACACTATCAACTGATCCACCTTTGAGATTGGTTCTTCCAGATATTATTGGTTTGTTGATTGCTAGAATTTCTGGACCATTAGCATAATTCTGACCACCAGTAGCGATACCAATGTTAGATAATGTTAAAGTGTTTCTTAAATTGAATATTACATTACTATCTGCTTTTGGTCTTAATGTGTTATCTGTTGGGAATTCCAATCCCTGATAAGGAACAGTAACTGATTGAATTCTTCCAATATCATCACCTTTAACATCAAATACAACTCCCTTTCCAGTTGTAGATCCAACTGAAGTAAGAATAGGCAATTCAACTAAATTATCTGGAGAACTTATAAGTTTTACAGAATGAACACCACCTTTTACAACTTTAGAATTTGTACTATAGAATGCACTACTAAATCCAGTATTTGAATATAAAGTAGTTTCTGCAGCACCAACTAAAGTAAAGTTGAAAGTAGTATCACCAACTCCAGTGATTGTATATTTATCATTAAATTTAGAAGTTCTTACATCAATATGTGAATAATTTGGAACCCTATTATCGACAGAATTTGGATAAGTATTCATATAATTACTTCCCTGTCCTTCAATTCTATAGAAACAATCAGTAAATGAACTTCCTACAGAAATATTAATCTTTGTATTTGGATCTCCATTACCAAATACTCCTGCTTTTGTGATATTGGGAGAATTGACTTTTGTTATAAAATTGGAATCAGTATAGAAATTAATATCATATCCACTTAAACTAGAATCAGAAGTAGCAATTGATACATTATTTCCAGAATAAAATACCAGTTGTGGATTTATTTTAGAAATTTGATGAGATCCTGAACCAACACTTGTTATTTTGATATTAGTATAGGGGAATATACTAATATCGTATGCGTTATTAGCTAATTTGATAGTATCTTCTGATTCTTTTATAACATAGTAGTCTCCATTATTAACTAAAGGTGCTGCAGCACTTGAACTAGTATAAACTACAACATCACCAGTTTCAAAGTCATGATTTGGGATAATAAATGCATCTTGTGCAATGGATATTCCATTTGACCCATAAGTAATTGCATCAGAAACACTAGTTATAGTAGATGCTATAGAAACAGGATTTACTATGAGTTTCTTAATTGTACTATTATAAGCAAAAGCGATATTCTGTGTACGACTTGGAGTAACGTTAAGTCTGACATCATCACCAACAACCAATGAATGTTGAGAACCTGTAGTTGTTGCAGCTGCAACAGTAACAGTAGTATTGACTTTAACTAATTTTCCAGTTACGTTATCTGTAACAGTCTCTATTTTTTGACTATCACCCCAATAAGTATCAATGCCAGTAAAGTATACATGTGCAGTAGATAATCCAAGATAACTTCTTACTGTTGCTAATCCAATATACTCATCATTCAATTTAACAGAGTATAGATTAGGCATATCTGCAAGTCTAAATGTATTACCCAATCCAACATTAGATGATGCCCAAATAGTAGATCCATATCCAGTTAGAGTAACTTTATCACCAGTATTGAATTGATGTCCTGGTAAATAAATCGCTCTTGGTGGAATTGACTTATTAAGATTACTACTACCAGCAGTTCCAACAACAACATTAGTATAAGCACTGCCAATTCCAACAGAAGATTGACCTATAAAATATTTAATTTTACTAAACTCAATATTTCTATTCTCAAATTTTCCATCTACATCAAAAGCAAATCTAGTCGATAATTTATTCGTTGTACTATCTACTGCATGTGCTGCAGGTGTAGTACCCTTATATCCTCTTCTAACTCTATATTTGTTATTAACATTGTCAACACCAATGATAAGCATTTTCTCAGCATTGATCTGTATTTCATCATCTATCTGGAATTTTTCACTAAGAGTTGAACCATTTAAAGAAATATTAGTATCTAATGTAGTATTTCCAATAGCAACAGCCACAGTAGTGTTTATTGTAGTAATACCAACTTTTCTAAATCCTTCAATATTCTTATAAAGTGAAGAAGATATTCCAGAAATTTCAACATTTTCTCCATCATTTATTCCATGTGGAATAGTTGTTATACCAGTAACTGTCCCATCATAATATGAAAATTTAATATCATCAAAAATAGTTTCTGTTGTTGCTACAGAAACAACAGATGTACCTAAAACTTCATCAACTTCTGCATTTATTCTACCATCATTAAATTTAACTAAATTACCAACATTATATCCAGATCCTGATTCAGTAACATCTATACTTGTTACATTTGATCTTGATGTTGAATCTACTTTTAATTCTACTTTAGATTTTAATGATTCTTTGAGGAATGGATATTCTATAAAATTCTGATTCATTCCCAAATGGGTCACATTTCTCTTATATTCTCCAGTATTAATATAAGCATCACCCTGATCTCTAACTCCATCATAATTAAATTCATCGGTGTGATTATGATGCTTTGATGTGATGTATGGGAAAGATGGTTTTTTAGTTGTAGAATCTATAGTTGAGAAATATGCATAAGTTCCTTCTGGAAAATCACTAGATTCTCCTGGTTGTATGAATTTACCATTAAATTCATCAAGATCACCACTCTGGTCATAATTATAATCCTGAATAAAGTGACCAGAACTCCATACTGAAAGAGACGGTCTTAATCCAGCAGCAGTAACTAGATCAATAGAATAACTGGATTGCATCCATGTAACACCAATACCTGCTCTTTCACCTATGGTACCAAAAATTGGATTTCCATCATATGCCCATCCAACTATTTTACCATGAAAATCATACTCTTCTGGATAACTTGGTGCATCTCCTATATTATCTCCTATAAGATTACGGTATTTTTGACTTGGATAGAAAGAACATGGTTTAACACCTTTGAATAACTGAGGTGATGTAACCTGAACCATTGCATCATTATTAGTATTAGAAAGATACTTATCATAATATTTTACTGCATTGAATTTCCATTCATAAATTTCAGCATTAAATCTTGCACCTTTTCCACTAGGAATTACTACAATATCTGTTTGGTTTCTAACATAATTCTTACCACCACTAAGAATATCAATAGAAACTAATTTTCCACCAGAAACATTAGCTTTCAATCTAGCAAAACCTTGAGTTGTTCCAGTTCCGACAACTTGTAACTCAGGAGCACTTGTATAGTTCTTTCCTTGAGTCAATATCATTACATCAATAATTGCACCTGCTTCAATAATTGGTACTAAAGCAGCACCTTCTCCAGTTAATAATTCTATATGTGGTTGTCTTGAATAGTTTATAGTATTTTCTGCACCATATGCAGTACCACCACTACCAACATAAACATTTTCAATACTTCCACGTATTTCAGGAGTTGCAGTAGCAGTATAGTATGATGGAATACTACTTGTAGTACCAGCAGACACTACACCATCAATATTGACTTTAATATCTGGATATTTGAATGTATGAGTACCACTACCAGTACTTGTAAAATCTACAAATATATTCCTATCATAATTAGTTGTTGTTCTTGTAAATGTTGTTACTTCTTTAATTGATACATTATCAATAGTAGGATTGTTGTTACCACCAGAAGAATATAGATTTACACTATTAAGATTAACATTACTTTGTTTCCACAAAGCAATTAATTTGTCTCCTACCCGTTCAGTATAAACATCAACTAATGTAGAACCAGTACCTTGTTCAACCCCAGATTCATGATGATTAACAATACCAAATCCATTTTGGTATGGAAAACTTACACCAGCACTTACATCAGCAGTTAATACATACCATCTACCTTCTATAAAGGGAGTTGAAGGTGTTCTGGTAAGATATCCATTAGGATTACCAGTATGAGTGGCTTTACCACCTGAAATAGACCAACCAGTTCCTAGAGTCCATCCAGCAGTACTAGAAAAATCACCATTATCTATTAATTCTGGACTATCATTATATTTGGTAATATT